TTCAATTAACATCTATTGATCTATCTTTCTATAAAGATTCTATTACATTTCAAAAACGTAATGGTCAAATTTATAAATTAACAGATAGACTAGATACTACTGCTGTTTGGAAAGATGGTACTGGTGTTGGACAATATTATAAAAGTATTTATTTAAAAGATGTTAAAGAAGATACAGAACTATTTAAAAATGTAAATGTTACAGATGCTCAATCATTTATTCGTTTAAATAGATATAAAAACATAATGATTGGTATTGGTAAATGGACAGATCAACACGAATCTACTTATCAAAAAGCACAGAAAGGAGCATGGAGTACAGGATTTTCTAATTTTCTACCATCTTCTATAAAGCCTTTTGCATTTACACACGAAAATATAGATGGTACTGATATAATTATACCAGTACAGCATAAAAACAGCCAAGCATTACTTACGCCAGCTATGGCTAAAGAAAATCCAGTATTAAAAAAATTACTGGATTACATGGATGCTAATAATATTGATGAAATTCAATTTGCAGACTCTGCTGTTAAAGTAGGAGAATACGGTGCAGTAACAGTAGAAGAATTTTTAAAAGGTGCAAAACCAGTTATTCACATCTTAAATAATAAGGATTATGGTATTCAGCAAAGAGTACCAGCTAAACATTTAGATATTGAAGTATTACTTGGAACTCAGTTTAAGAAATTAGCTTTATCTGAAATTCCTGATAATATTGAAATTATGGGTATGAATAAACAAGAATTATTCAAAACCTATCAAAAACTATTAACAGATAATATTATAGAATCTTATAATACTCTATCTGGTGAATTTCAGACCATTGAAAGTGTTCAAAAATTGCTATTAGAACAAGTTAGAGATCGTGGTCTAAGTGAGTCTTATGCCGAAGCTTTAAAAATTGTAATTGATCAAGAAGGTAATAAAATATTTAATATTCCTCTATTTGATCCTATTCATGGTAGAAGAACACAAAATATTTTAAATGCTGTTATTCGTAATAATGTTACAAAACAAAAAATTGCTGGTGCTTCTCTTACTTTGGTTTCTAGTTGGGGATTAGATAAGAAATTAAAAATAGTAAAAAATAAAGAAGGTGGAGTAGAGTATATGGAAGTAATGCTTCCTGCTTATACTCGTAAGTTTTTTGAATTAAAAGATAAGAAAGGTGAAGTAGATATTGAACAGCTTCAAAAAGAATCTCCAGAAGTATTAGAATTAATAGGCTATCGTATTCCCACAGAAGGATGGTACTCTATTAAAAAAATGAAAATTGTAGGATTTACTCCCGATATTATGGGTAGTGTTGCTTTACTACCTTATGATATTACTACTATTGCTGGTGAAGACTTCGATATTGATAAAATTTACACTATTCTTCCTACTCTAGAAGAAGTAAATTGGAAGTTAAGAAAAGTAAAATATAATTTAGATAAACCTGAAACTTTATCTAAAGTTCAGAGAGATAATGCATTATTAGATATTATAAACAGTATATATTCTCATCCTGATATGTCGAGTAAAGTATTAACTCCAGGTGGATTTGATACTTTAAAAACTCTACATAATGAAATAAGAGATTCTTATGGAGCGTTGATACGTCAAGATAATATTATATTACCAAGAACAGAAAGTAAATATTTTGATATCAATAGTAATGGTGGGAATTTAATTGGTCTTGCTGCTAATCACAATAGTAGTCATGCTCTTACTCAATATTCTAAACTTGGTTTAACACAATCAATTAGTTTTGACGGAGAAAGAAGATCTTCTTTACATACTACGGAAACAACAGAGCAAGGAAGATCAGTAGGTCAAAACTTAGCAGAATTTTTAGGTGCGTTTGTAGATACAGCAAAAGACCCCGTAGCAACTGGTTTAAATCTTAACTTATTTACTTTTGATAGTGTTGCTTTAATTATACGTGCTGGATTTAGTTTAAAAACAGCGATGTATTTTATTAATCAATCTATCTTAAAAAATCTAGTTAATCAATATAATAATCAAAATAAGTCAGAAGCAAAAGTTGATAAGATTGTAACAGATTTACGGCAACAACTTACAAAAATTATTGGAGATTATCCTAAATCTAAAATGTATGATTTAAGTACAAAAGAATTAGGAAAATCTTTTGTGAGTCTTGCTAATATTCCTGATCCTACTGCAAAACGTAAAGCAGCACTATTACAAGCTAAAGTTTTAGAAACTTTCTTAGAATTAAGAAAAACAGGCAAACAATTATCTGCTTTAATTAAAGCTTCAAAAGCAGATACTAATGGTGTAGGTAAAACTCTTGCAGAAAATACTCATTTTTTAGAAAGTGTTGGTAATGTAAGTAAACTAAAATCTTTAACTGGAATTGATTCAGTTTTAAATATTCCTTTAATTGATATATCTATTGAATACGGTGTTAAAAAACCACAAGAGGAGATACTATCTAGATATTTTCCTTATAATGGAAAACTATTTAAGACATTAGTTAATGTTTTAGAAAATAATAAAGGTCAAGAATTAACAGCAGATGAAATAAATTATGTATTTAATAACTTTATTCATTTTTATATAAGTGATTTTAGTTTCTTTGATGAGACTAAAAAATTATATTATATAAATGAATACCCTGCTAAATTTGTAGCATTAAAGAAAAAATATCCTGAATTAGAATTGATTAAATATCTTGCTGTTAAAAGTAAGAGTTCGTTTAATAACCTACAAAGAATTGAGTTTACTTCTGCTGCTACTATTAGTAATGAGCAGATAGAGCGATTACAAGATGCTTGGGAATCTATGTTAGGTTCTGATAATGTAGAGATTAAAGGAATGGCCAATGATTTATTAAACTATGCTTTTTTTACTACATATTTAGGATTTAAATATACTGGATTTTCTCATCTAACTCCTATTAATTTCTTAGAAAACCTAAGAAATAAAGAGGATGTTTCTTATCGAGATTTTGTATATAGATTACAAAATGAAAAAGATAGTACGCATTTAATTGCAAATTATTTAGATCAAATATATAGACATAAAAGTACTTATAATACTTTACTTCAAACTTTGAAAAAAGAAGATGTAACTGTAACAAAAAAGAATAAAGGTGGTTTTGTTACTAGTATGAAATTTGACGAAGCTAAAAGTAGAAGTTTAGGTATTTATGATGAAGAAGGGAAAGTAATACGTAATCGGTTTTTATACGAAAATAGTAACGGTATCACCTATACTTTTAAATATAGTGGAACTACTAAAAATAATGAAACTGTATTTAATATTCAGGAAAATCTAGGATATGAAAACCATATTGTAGAGTTTGATAAATTAAATCCTGCTGAAACAAATATACCTTCTAACAAAATCAAATCTATTAATGCTGACAGCTACTTCGATGTAGATTATGATTATACAACTTTATATTCTTTAGAAAATTCTCAACAAAACGTTAAGAAAGCAGATGAAAATCTTAATAATATATTAAAAACATTTGCTAGTTCTTTAGGAATTAAAGTAGAAGCACACGAAAATCTTAAATCTAGATTAGGTATAGATGCTGCTGGTGCTGCGGATATTTACAATAAACTTATTCTTATTTCACAAAATAAAGAAAATGTAAATACTCTTCCTGAAGAAATTGGACACTTTGCAGAAGCATTTACTAGAGGAACATCTTTTCACGATAGTTTAATGGGTTTAGTTCAAAATACTGCCGAGTATAAAGAAGTAGTAAATGAATATGGAGAGATTTATGCTGGAGATATAACTACTTTAAAAAGAGAAACGATTGGTAAACTTATAGGAAAAGCTATTGTTAAGCGGTATAATGAAACTAGAAAAAACACTAATAACGTAGTACTTCAATTCTTAGAAGCTTTATGGAACAGATTTATTGGTATTTTTAGAAAAGTAGATATAGCTGATTTTAATAAAGAAGTAAATAGTATTACAGAATATATTGCAGAACAAATATTAGCTGGTAATACCAATATATTTACTAACAGAAATATTAAAATTGGAGAGGTATTTTATAAGTTAAGTTCTGAAAAAGACATTAACGATAATATAGAAACTCTTAAACTTGGTATTGATTCTATTTTTAAGAAATTATCTTTATATGAAAGAAAAGCTGGTAGTACCTACTTACAAAGAGAAAAAGACATTTTTGACAAATTAATAAAAGATCTTAATAAAGAGAAATATGAGTTAGGTTTATTAAGATATTTAGCTAATGCACGAATTGAATTGGATACAGTTGCAAAACGATATAATCAAATCGGTGAAATTATTAAAAATGGAATACCTGAAACTTTAGAAGAAAAAAGAGAATTAATTAATACTCTTCGTTCTGCACAAAATTATGTTTTAGGTTTTGAAAGTACATTAGAAAAATTAGCAACAGATAAACCTTTTACGAATAATAGTATTAATGTTAAAGCTAGTGATACCTATGTGACTACTCAAGCTTTAAAAAATAATTATTTAAAATTAGGTAAAACACTTCTTGCTGATATATTTAAGTCTTTTTCATCTAATCCTAAATTAAAACAGGATATGGAAAAAGCACTAGAAGTATTAGAAAAAGATATTTCTTTTACTCAACGAGGTTTAGATGCTTTAGCTGAATCCGGTGATCCTATTTTAAAAATTATTGATATTATTGTTAAAGACTCATTAAATAATTATAGAGTACCATTACTAGAAAAAGCAAAATCTATAGTAGATATGCAGCAGGAATTAGAAAAAGCTGGTATTAAATCTACTAATTGGATGTATGAAAGAGATTTTGCAGGCAATCTTTCAGGTAGAATGATTAGTAAGTGGAATGTTGCTGAATATAATAAAGCAAAATCTGCCTTTTTTAAGTCTATTGGACCAAAACCAGAAGATGCATTTAAACAAAGAGAGTGGAATAGAAAAGTAGCAGAGTGGTTTAGTATTAATACTCAAGTAAATCCTAATTATAAAGAAGTTTTAGAAAATAAGAAAAAGGAATTTATTACACGATATGGTCAACGTATTGGTATAAGGGAGTATAATGCCTGGGTTGCTAAAAATAGTACAGAAATATATAATCCTGAAAGTGGAGAGCGTGAACTTAGATATATTAAAGAACTTGCTGTTCCTTCTGATAAGTATTTAAGCCGTCAATTTGCAGAGATTGAAAATAATCCAGCACTTAAAGCTTATTATGATAAATATACTAATTTATTAAAAGAAGTAGAATCTCAATTACCTGAAGCATATAAACTATTTGGTTATATGCCACAAGTAAGAAAAGATTTCTTTGAAAGATTAGCTTTTGTAGATAAAAATGGAGAAAGAACTCTTAAATCTCCTAAAGATTATTTAAACGAAGGTAAGGAAACTATACTGGAAGCTTTTAAAAAGCAAGCTGGTGATGATATAGAGTTTGGATTAACAAAACTTACAGATGAAAAAGGTAATCCTGTAAATTTTGTACCTATGTTCTATACTAGACCTATTGATCCTACACAATTATCTACTGATGCAAGTTCTTCATTAATTGCTTTAGTTAACTCAGCTTATAACTATCAGGCTATTAGTAAAGTAGTAGATATGGTGGAACTATCTAAAGATATTCTTATTGAAAGAGAAATATTAACAGGTACTTTTGATCCTATTACTTACTTTAAAAAAGAAGGAGAAAAAGGTAAACAAATTACTATTAAAGGTGAAAATAGTAAAGCATTTGCACGTTATCAAGATTATATGGAAATGGTAATTTATGGTAATGAAAAGAAAGATGAAAAATTTGCAAAGCTTGCAGATACTTTAAATAAATATACATCTTTATCTTCTCTTGCTTTGAACGTTTATGCAGGTGTTGCTAACTTAGCTTATGGTAATATAATGACTAGAATGGAAGCATTTGCTGGAGAACTTATTACTAATAAAGATTTATTAGAAGCAGATAAAATTTATTTAAGTGAATTACCTAGTACTTTAAAAGATATTGGTGCTAGAAATGTATCTAATAAATTAAGCTTATGGAGTGAATATCATAATACACTGCAAGACTACAATAGAGAATTAAGAGACGCAAATACTGGTAGAACAAATTGGTTCTCTAGAATGTTTACTCAATCTAGTTTATACTTTATGAATAGAAGTGGTGAACATTATATGCAGCTTAAATCTTCTTTAGCACTTGCTCAAAGAATAAAAGTAAAAGATACTGAAGGAAATATAATGACTCTTTGGGAAGCTTATGATGTTGTAAATGTGGGAACAGAGGAAAATCCATCTTATAGACTTAAATTAAAAGAAGGATTGACAAAGGTAGGAGGAGAAAAAGCAACTGATTTATTTAAGAAAGAAGAAAACGGTAAGCCATTGACTCAAAAAGATGTTAATAGATTTATTAACAGACAAAACTTCTTAAATAAGAGATTACATGGTATCTATAATGATATAGATAAAGCAGCAGTTCATAGATATGCTATAGGACGAATGGGTTTATTATTTAGAAAATGGATGAAACCAGGGTGGAACAGACGATTTGAAAAACTTACTTATAATGAGGAAGGGGAAATTTATACAGAAGGATATTACACAACACTGTGGAGAGTGTTAAAACGTTCTATTCTAGAATTGACAGAACTTAAAGATACTTTAGGAACTACTGACGAAACTATAAAAGCAGTAGAAAAAGCTAATTTAATCCGTGTTGCCACAGAATTTAGTTTTATGCTTGCTACAGCAGCAATAGCTTCTTTAGCTACTGCATATGCAGATGATGAAGATAATTGGGTAGCAGCATTTATTGCTTACGAAGCATTGAGAATACATTCTGAATTGCAGTTTTATAGTAACCCTCAAGAAGCTATACGTCTTGCACGTAGTCCTCTTCCTGCAATTCGTCAAATTGAAAAGTTACAAAGATTAATAGAAGTTTGGAATTGGAACGATGAAATGGAGAAAGGAAAGTACAAGGGATTAAAGAATTATGAGATTATAGGTATTGAATTAGTACCTTTTGCTGGTACTTACTACAATGCTAGAACTCCTGAAGAGCAATTAAAGTTTTTTAGTAATAATCCTCCAGTACTTGTGTCGTTAACTAACACTATAATAGAATAATATGTCTCAAATTAATGTTAAATTACGAACTAAATTTTATGATTTTTACGATGAAGTTAGAGGAGAATTTGAAACAGATAATGATTGTATTAAAGCTTTTATAATTAAAGAAAAAGAAGAAGGTAATCAAACATTTACTATTTCTTTATATAAAAAGTATTTAAAAACCAAAAGTGTAATAAAAACACGTAATACAGCACCTCAAATTACTTTGGGTGAAAATGGAAGAGAAATTTTTGAAAATGAGAATACTAGAGAACTTAAAGCTAAGACAGAAAAACCTATTACTTCTTTAAAAGAAGCTTTAGATTACTTTGAAGTAGATACTAAAATTTGGAAAGTAGTATCCTGGAATTGTAAGTCTTGGGATACTTCAATGAAAATAGAAAAAATAAAAGATGGTAAAATAGTACACACTCCCGTAAAAAAGACTAACTATTTAGTAAATGTTCAGCTTGTAAAGAAAGAAAACGAGATTGATTATCAAAAGATATATAAAATTGTGAATCAATTTGTTAAAAATGATAAGATAAATATTGTTAAGACAGAAAATTTTAATGCGGGAGTTGTTGCTTTAGCTGATATTCATGCTGGACTAAAAATAGAGAAATTTACTAAACATACACAAGAATACAATGTTCGTAAATTAACAGAATATCTTACAGAAATAGTTACTAAAACAAATCAACTCGGATTTAAAGAAGTACACGTTGTAATATTGGGAGATTTGGTAGAGTCTGTAACTGGCTATAATAAAATAGAGACTCTTAAAGAAATGGAGTTTGGAATGACAGGCGGAAATCTTATTATTGCAGCATATGAATTACTGCATAAGATGTTGTCTTCTATAAATAATTTAAAACACGTCTATATGGTTAGTGGTAATCATGATAGACTAACTCCAGAAAAACCTATGGATAAAGATGGTGGAGCAGCACAAATTGTAGCTTATATGTTAAGCAAAACAGTACCTACAACTTGGCATCCTTTTATCATTAATACTGAAATTGATAATATCTGCTATATTCTAAATCATGGAGATCATAAAATAGCAAAACAAGATTTAGGTAAAGTAGTTTTTGAATATGGAGATCAAAGTAAGTACAATGTATTCTTGACCGCGCATTTACATATACGTAAAAGTACAAAAATTTTTCAGGAAAAGAATACAATACTTAGTGACACAAACAAATATAGGGCTGTAACTGTGGCTCCTATCGTTACAGGAAACAGATGGGCAGAGGAAAATGGTTACAGTTGTTCACCAGGATTTTCTATATTTGTGGCTAATTCTAGTAGAAATAATGTGCATCATTTTGATTTTGCGCTGAGTCGCTAATAGATGCAATAAAAACAACCGATCTGTATAAAGATACAGACGATTAAAAGAAAATGGTCTTGCAATTTGTGTTGCAAGACCATTTTATTTATTAGGATTTACTGGTTTTATCTTGAATATGACGTAGTTCAAAACTCAAAAATAAAAAACTCCAATAACGTGTAACCTCTTCAAGTGGTTTATTATCTAAAGCTCGTGTATAACTACCTTTAGTAATATAAAAAGACCAATTAAAGAAACTAAAGCTTACATCAAGTTGGTATTTAGGAAAACGAATTTCCTGTTCATTTTGATAATACATATTTATAACTTATTTTCTAGTGTTTGTCGTTCTTTGTCAATATCTCTATTGATAGCTGCTTCTTCTGTAAACTTATGAGGATAACGAACACGCAGTTTTTCAATATTAGCTGCTCTTAATTCTGCTCCATTTAATTTATAAACTTCTTCAAGTAAATTTAAAGAAGAATAAATATCGTAAATAGCTTCTAATTCTACTGATTTTTCAATAGGTCTATTGTAAGCTACAAATTTCTTAACTAGATCATTTAAATCTGCAATACTAGAAATAAGTAATTCCATAGCTTTATAATCAGGTAAGCTATTAATAGTTAATTCATCAGGAGGAGCAATGTCTTGTAAGTTACAATAATTAGCAATATACCAATACAAATCACCAATTTCTTCTCCTAAATTAACTCGATCTACTCTAACTTTTAACTCGGTACCAATACAATTTACTAATTCACCTAACTCTGTACTAAGTCCTAAAGCCATGTGAGCCAAGTTTAATTTATGTCCTATTTCCACAGGAATAAGACGATTAATTTGCTCTTTATCAAGACCTAAATCAGGAAGAGTTCTTTTAGTATTTTTACAATAAATAAGATTGTTCATGTTAATTTATAAAAAGATTTGACACCACTACTGTTTTACTAGCTTTATCTACAATATCAACTTTATCGGTAATATATTGAGTAACAGCTGAATAAACATTCCATTGAGACACTTTATTTTCTCGAATAGCATATCTTGATTTATTATCGTCAAGATCTTTAACTGCAGAAAGAATAGCACTAGTACCAATCTGCTTATTTCTGCTACCTTCTCTTAAAAGGTAACCCACTACTCGATTAATATCATCTCCTTCATATACTTTTTCATTCATTCTTTCATAAATTTCTCGGAACCTATGAAGTTGTTCTGTAACACTATCTACATACTCATATGCTTTTTCATATATAGAAGAGTTGCCTTGTAGTAATTCTACCTGATGAATATAGCGAGCACCAAAAATAGAAAGATTAGTACACGCCCAAGCATTTTCACCTGAATATACTCGCATCGTAGGTTTTTGAGTGTCTAGCGCATAGACCATACCAATTACAGAATCATGGTCATAAGCACAAAACTCATTAGGAAGTTTTGCTTCAATTAAAACACGCCCATACGCTTCATTAATACTACCTGATTCTTCTTTATTAGCAACGCGATCAGATACAGAAACTCTAAAATTATTAGTAATTCCTTGTAACTTTTCAACAAAAGGTTCAATATATTGACGAGGACTTCCAAAACTAATAAGAGAGTCTTCCTTTACATAAACCTTACTATTTAATACTTGATCTAAACTTACATCCATAATTAATTACGATAAAATTTAACTCCAATCCTAGTACCCTTAACTGGTTTATCTTTAATACTTAATACATATCTTCGATCACTACTAGTTTCATTTAGATTTTTAATTATTTCCCGTACTGTTACTGTACTTAACATAGTAGCTTCTATAAAAATAGACTGACCTGCTTTAAGGTTTGGTAAAACTCGTAAAATACTTTCTTTTTCTTTTTCTTTACGAGCACCACGACCTTTTACTTCAACATCTTCAATTTTAAATTCAAATAAATTTTCCATATATTTTAAATGCTGTTATTCGTAAATTTTATGTTTTTAGAATAATAATTTAACATTGTTTTAACATCTCTAAATAATAATTCAAAAGATTTTAAATCACCTAGATACTCCCTATTATAGCCGTCACAATTAACTCGATAAAAAATATTGTTTTTGTTGGTTTCAATAGACTTAATCCAACCTTTTACAAATCCTTCTGTATTACTTAAAAAATAAACTTCGTCACCTACTTCATAAATTTCTATTGTTTTCATATTAATATTTAACTATATAAAATTTTTTACTTTTAAATTTAATATCTTGAGCTTTACATCTTTCTATAAATTTACTTTCTATTTCATCTAATATTTCTTTCATAATTAAAAAGGAGCAGTATCGCTCAATTTAAGATTAAAATGTGGTTCTGTTACAGGTAACCAATCAATACAAGTAGTATGTGTATCTAATAAAAATTGATTAGCTTGACTAAAATGTTTACAACCGCTAAATGTATTAGGGTAATTTGGTGTAATATTTCCAAAACTATCTGAATTATATAAGTCAGATGCAGGATGTTTTGCTTCTAAAACTAAATGAACATCATAGAAAAAATAATCAATTTTGGATTTAACTCTATTAAATGCTGCCTTAGCTTCATTACCCCATAACATAAATACTTTGCGAGAGGGTTCCATTATTTGACTAATAATAACAGCATCTGTAAAGTTTTCCCAACCTAAATCTTTATGACTTGCAGGTTTTCCCTTAAACACAGTTAATATACTATTAAGCAAAAGAACACCTTGTTTAGCAAGATAATCTAATTGATAGTCTTTATTTAAATTGAATCCATCGTAACAATCTCTTTCTATTTCTTCTAGTATAATATCAAGAGATTTTTTACCTTTTGGAAACTTTAATCCATCTTTATAGGAAAAAGCTAAACCATCCGCAGTGCCATCATAATAAGGATCTTGACCAATAATAACAACTTTAACCTGACCATATGGACATAGCTTTAAAGCTTTAAATATATCTTGACTTTCAGGATAAATTGTTTTACTTTGTCTTGTATATGTAATCCAAGCACCAAGTTTTTGAAGATATTCTTTTTCAAATTCTTGTCCAAGAATAGGAACCCATCTTTCACCTATTTTATCTGCTAAATTCATTCTATTAAAATATATTTTATTCCTTTATCTTCCCAAACAATAAATTGACTAAACTCTCCACTAATGACACCACAAGGATGTTTTCTTAAACCTCTATTAACTACCCAAGTAGGTACGTCAATATTTATTTTATTAACAATAAATTTTAATCCTTTTAAACGATTGTTTTGTTTTATAACAACAACCCACTCTCTTTTATTTACATCTTCATAGTTATTTCTAAGAAAGTATAACCAAAACGTATATTTATTCTCGCTGCTCACAAATATCTAAATTAGAAATAGTTATTGTAAAAAATTCAAGTTCTTCTGCATCTTCATCAGTAAGAAATATTATTTTATATCCTTTCTTACTTCTTTCATAAGTAAATAACCAGGCATATCCTTCTTCATCTAAACAAGCATATGTCGTATCATTGATTTTGTGAGATTTTATTAATCTTACTTGGTACTCTTCAGTATTAATGTATACAAAATGTTTAGTATTTTGATACTGAACATTTTCTACACTACAAAAGCCACCTATAAAAACATAAGCATAGTATAACGTTTGTAATAAACTGTCCATTACTGATATTCATTTAAATATATATGATTATCTTCTAAAATTTCATTAAATTTACGGTGAAAATCTTCTAACGGTAATTCTTTATATTTAATATCTGTACGTAACTCCTCTGATATTTGAAATAAAGCGTTAAACAATTTATAGCCGTGTACTGCTTTTCTAGAACTAATCTCATCTTCGTGATTATCTAGATCAAATTCAAGAATTAATTTAGCCATGTTTTAGCGTAACTTATTTCAACTTCAATTATTTCTAACTTATTTAAAGTTTCATTTGCTAGTTCTTGTGGAATACCCTCAACATTTATCATATAATCTCTTAAACCTTCTATAGTAGCTTCTTTTGCTAAAATGCGAGGAATTTCACTAATTCCAATTTGTCCATCTGATAAATAAGCTGCCCATTCACCATTCTTGGTTACTAAGGTTTTGTGTTTTTGTGTTGTCATTTATATTAATTTCTAATGTAATATTATGCAAATTTTGAAAATGCTCAAAAGTAGTTTTATCAGAATTAAGAGCGTGTTTCTTATATCCTGCAAAAATACTTGCTTCTAGACTATAAAATAAAAATTTATAATTTCTATAATAATATCCATCACCTTTTTGAATGATACTACTTGTATAAAAAATTCTATTACTAAGAAATAATTCTCTCACAAATAAGAATCTCTTTAACCTTACCCACCAGTTGTTCGATTGTTTCATTGTTATTAATTGTATAATCAAAAGTAGCATTATCTAAAGCTGTTTCAGAAGGATGAATTTCTGTGTAAGCTCTATTTCCTTCACTTAGCAATCTATTAACTCTAACACAAATACCTCCTCTATCTTTAATAGCTTGTAGCTCATTAGGAAACCGCATATCAGTAATAATCCAATTAGGAAAATGTGAAGGCTCAAATAATGGATGGTCTTTTATTTTTATAGTTATTTTTGTATAATTTCCTTGAGAATCTTTTATTTTATCATAAGTATGAGTAGTAAATCCATCTTCACCAGCAAATTTACTTTTGTAATCAGCAAACAAAGCATTAACCCAAATGTTGTTAAGTAGTTTATCTCTAAATAAATCAGTACCAATATACTGCATTAATAGTCTAGGATTGTATTTTACTTTATAAGCTGTTTGCCAATTAACTCTTAGTTCATCTTCATATCTTTCTTTAGAACATTCTTTGTTCATCATAGTAACAACTTTGACACCGTCTTTATAGACATCACTAAAACCATCAGCATAACCGTATCTAGTCCAATCTTCTCCTAATAATCTATCTTTAACTTCTTGTTTCTCTAAATCTTCAACAGATATTCCAGTCAGTATAGATACAATTTGTTTAAGTTTACCTGCAAACTTTTTAATTTGCCAATCTGATTGATTACCATTCCATTTATCTAAAAATTTAATAATATCAATTTCTTTAGTTTCATGTAATGCTTCTACAATTTTATTATCAGATTTAATAGTTAAATACTGTATAATTTTACCCACAGTATCTTTACCACTACCAATTTTACCACTTATTCCTATAATCATAATATTTTTAGTTTAAAATTAGTAGTAAGATAAATCTTACTACTAATTAGATTGTTAACTTATGTTTTCATTATTAAACATCTTACGATATTGAACAAAGCCTCTAAAATTACCGCTCCATCCATTACTATAAAATTCAGGTCCATCTCCACTATTTCCTTTATGAAATGAATTATCAAATTCACCAAAATTCATAGCTTTAGCACAATGCTCAAATGGACTCCAATGACCACTTTCAGCTAATCTATCATGAAGTTTTACATCATTTTCATAATTAGGTTCTTTACCTTCTTCACCAACTACTGTATAAGATACTCTTGCACAACGAGCAGTTGCTATTTTGATCTTCAAAATATCTAATTCAGTTCTAAAACTCTTAATGCCCCATTCGTTAATAGTGCCTAAGCTAAATTGTTTATAAACTTGAAACTCATCGAGATTATCCCCAAATGGTATATGCCACTCACCAGCCTTTAATTCTTTAGGAGTGGATTCATTATAAGCATCCCACATTGCTTCTGCTAAAGCCATCATGTGAATTTCAGCTTGACCTTTATTATGTTTAAGTTTTTTAGTATTATCAAACTTAGAATAGAAATCATAATCATGATTACGAAGATCATAAGAAGTAATAGCTTTGATTACATCTTTCCAACTTCTAAATAATTTACCACTAACTTCTTTATTAGGTTCATTAATACTATATTGTGGACACCTCAATGCAAAGAAATTCTCCCATTCTGTAGCAGTTACAATTACTGTATGCCACATATAAGCTTCTAAACCTCTATTAACAATTTGTTTAGTAAGTCCTTTACCGTTTAATGTTTCTGCTTGTTGTACTGCATAATCTCTAGCAAATAAATACTGACTTTTTAATTCTCTAATCTCATCTTCATTAGTAAAAAATTCAGTTCCTTGCATACCTCTATGATCTTTCATCCATGCTATAGGCACAAAGGGATTTTCTTTAATAGATTTAACCATCTTCTCAAATGGTATAGCTCTACTACTTGCAGAGTTTCTACTAAACATTCTATGAGTATTAAATTCTGCTAAAATAATACGTGGAAATGTAACTATCATTGTAGTAATACGATCACCAAATTCGTTTTTACTGTCTGCTACTACTTTTGCTAATATCATATAATTGTGATTAAATATTTACTTAAAAAATAACCGCAATAGGTGCCTAACATAGCACCTATTGCGTAAATAAACCTATCTCTTGTATTACCAAAAGCAACTTTTTTAACATTGAGTGTCCAAATAAATGAAATCATAAATCCAGTAACACCAATCATAATAAGACTGTTGTTAATAATACTGACAGAACTCATAGCTACAAAAGTTACTTGAACAAAAGCAGTTACAAATAATGTAACTTTATCTTTTAATCCTATCATATTGTACTACTTTTAATTTCCAATCATTAATAGTAACAGTTTTACCATTTTCAAGATTTTCAGCAATCTTATCTAAACCATCTGAATTTCCTAATGCAATTTCTTTAATAGTTACTTTTGCATTTACGTATTCACTATGATCCTTTTTATTAAATTTTTGCTCTCTACGATCTATTAAAACTTTTCCAGTTTGCGTTTCTATAAATGATTTAGTTACATCAACTGTTTTAGAGCGTATATACGGAAGAAACAATCCTAAATCATATAAAGTACTAAAAAATACTTTATTATCAGGAGATACAATTTGAATATTATTTGCTTCAATCTTTATTTGTGACATATTTTTTTATTTTATTAATTTGTTCTTCTGTATAATCACAACTTCTCATACTATCAAATATTTTTTTTTCAGTAAGCTGTACTAGTCGCCAACTAATTTTTTCAATATGATTATGAACCTTTGCTACAGCAGTAATAGGAATATTCAAACGATAATGAAAATCTAAAAGTGATCTATAATAATTTAACTCTTCTAAAGTAAAAGTTTTTTTCTTAACAAAATCGTAAAATCCATTAGCAGAATTAAATTTAACACCTCTTATAATATTAGAGTTAACATTAAAATAACTAAATTCTTTACAAAAAAGTTTAACTAATTCATCTTTAGAATACTTAACTTTTTTAATTTCTTCAGATTTTAACTTCATAATTCAATATAACCAACATTATACTCTTCTTTAGTAAGATTCCAATTTTGAAAGTAAATATGATGTGCTAATCTTTTCATAATTTCATTATAACTTCTCTTAGCGCTTAATATACTATCAAAACTCATTTGATAAATAGCAGTTGTATAAGGTTCTTTTGTTTCAACTACTATGTTACGATAAATTATTTGTTTTTGATTTTGAGTAACTGCATTGTAACCAACACCATAACTTATCAACTGCCGACCCAGATTCCATTCTTTAAAAGCTCCTTCTTTGAAGTCTCCAACATTATGTGACGTAGTTTTTAAATCACTAATTATAATAGTATTTTCAGTTTTTAGAATATTGTCTAATTTTGCTTTTCTTTTAATATCAATATATAGATTTTCTTCTACTTCTGTTCTTTCATCCCAGAATAATTCTAACTCTTTTCTTCTTGTAGTATTAAGAAGATTATCAAATAACATCATCTTTGCAGTTGGATGTTGTCGTAAAGACTCATAACAATTTATAAGAATCTTTTTTGTCTCTCCTGTAACAGCAATCTTTCCTGTAGCAGATACTAAAAACTTAATATATGGTAAACATTCTTTAAATTTTTTAATTACTGTTGAGGGTACTAATCTTTTATCATATTCTGCTTGCTTACGAGCATAAAATATACTATAAACTAATAATTTTACTTCATCTTTTTCAGGAGATCGTTGATTTAAATCTTTAAATAGATCATTTACAATAAAATAATCCTCTGCTTCAAGTTGCATATCGCCTTGACAAAATTCAGCAAATTCTTCTGTAATTTCATATAATTTATTACAATATAATTTATAGAAAGATTCACTAAAATCGGCTAATTTCTCAGCAGGTTTATTAACTTCTGAAAAAACAAAATCATCAGGATGCTCAATCCAACTATGAAGTAAATCCCCTCTTTCTAAAGATGGTGTTTTCTTTATTGGTTCAAACTGCATTATATAATTAGCAAACTTTTTAGGGTGTCCACCCATATTAGGGTCTAATTGATTAAGAGCAGATTGACTAACAATAGGATTACTAAGATCACCATTATTAACTAAATATCCAATAGGCATAATATTTTCTTATAATTTTTAATATGTAAATTTATGAAAATTGATTGGAAAAATAATTTTAAAAAATAAAAAATTTTTAAAATTATTTTTCTTCTCGATCAATTTGGTTCCATGTTTCTGTACTAGGATCAAATTCAGTATAATTTTCTAAATCAATTAGAATAAGTATACCTTTATAGATATTATAATTAAGATAACCTGGAACTATATTATATCTAACTACATTACCTGTGTTTTTATCTATTATCAAATATCTAAAATCCATCATAACCTAAATCTCTTAATATATTTGTTATCGCTCTTCTATCTAATGCTTCTATTTCTGGCCTAACAAACTTATCTAACTCTTTGGACTTTACTATATATTGATAACCTAAATCAAAAATAAAGGTTCTTATAAAATGTCTATCTGATTCACTATGAAGCTTATTTATTACATTTAAAACACGTTCAATTTTAGCTTCATATGTTAAGTCTGTGGGTCTACCTGCTATTGGCATACATAAATATTAAATACTAATTTAGGTTCAGGATCAAGAAAAGAATCCATTTCTTCTGTAAACACTTTTCTTTTTTCTCCTAAAGAATAAAATATAGGATGAGCAGGACACATTATATATTTATATGAATCATCTGGAATAACCCCTAGACCTAAAGGATTTTTATCAGTTTTAGGTTTTAAAATATCTTCAAATACTTTACAATATAAATAACCTCTATTAATTACATCCCATATATTACCAGATATTTTATCGTTATTATAATCGTGTATCTCGCATTGAACATATAAAGGAAATTGACTAATTACTGGCATAGCTTTTAGAAAAGAGAGAAGGAATTGACCTATCTCTCTTACTATTTTAGCTTGAACACTAGGGTGATATGCTCTATTATAAACTTTTTCTGCATTAATTACTTCCCATTTTTCTGTACCTGCTGTTCTTGTATTCTTAACTACAAACTCATTAGTTGCAGTATCAAATAATCTTATTTCTTTCTTTTTTGTAGAAGAAGTATATTCTCTCCATTGATACCTATTACTATTAAACTTTTTCTTTGTAGTTTTAACACTTTCATCTTTTGGAAAAGTATAATACTTTGCACGTCTAGCATCCGAAAGTTTTACTTTTCTAATATAATTAGGAATAGTAACACTATAAATTAATCTTACATTAGGAACAAAAGGTTTAATTACATTATTGCCTGCACTCTCCATACATGATTAGTTAGTAGTATATACATTAATTATTGTCTAATACCATATTTTCTGGTCTGGCATGGAAGCCTACGCACAGTTGGGGTCATTATCTTGGCAGTACCCACATTGTTTTGAGCATTGTGGGTCTGATCTATCTATACACCAAAAACCCGCCCACCTGCCACGGTAATACTTGCCAACGCACTCAACTAACTTGAGTGGTTTCACGGCTTCAAAAATCTCCTTCATATTTTCAACATCTTTTGAGTTCATCAATAAGAAAGCAACACCTTCTTTCATAAATTCATTAGGCATTACCATTATTTTAATTCCTGCCTTTACTTCAAGGAATGTTGCAATCCCTTGTAAGTCTTCTACTGTTAGTTTTTCCATCGCGCAAAAAGTTTAATAAAAATTTGATTCCATTGGTTTCATTTATAATTTGTTTAACTTTATCAATTTTATATAGCTTTATATTATCAGATAAATCTTTACCCATAGTCCAAGGAAACACATAATAAGGAATATTATATTTTCTCCAATGTTCTAAAGCAAATTGTCTTCCAGTATCATCATGATCTGCAACACAAACAATATTCCGGTATTTAGTTTTAAAATAATCTACTTGACTTTGTGTAAGTATTTGATATTCACTAGTAGGAGCAACACTATCTAGATTAAATAAATCAAAACACATAACATCTTTATAGCTTTTAGTAAGAACTAAAGTATTAGATTGATACTTTAAGTAGCTTTCACCTTGTAAAAGATTATCATCTTTAATAGAATTTTGAAAAAATCTATTTTCTTTTCTAAAAGGAAAATAAAGTTTAATTATATCAATACCATCAATTTTACCAAAATAATAAGCATAACAAGGATCATTTGGTTTACATCTGTAATAATCTCCATTAAGCCAAATAGCTTTACATGGATAAACTCTATAATCTGTAAGCCTAGAAATATCTAAACTATATTGATTCCAATATTGAACATCTTGTAAATCCCAACTTCTAGTTGCAATTTGTATTCTCGATCTAAACTTTTTAAACTCTTGTGGAGTAATATCGTATTGAGCATTTATTGTATTAAGTTTAAAATCCTTAATAATAATACGCATTGCATCTGTAAAAGAGCAATTATTATTAATAAACTGAACAACATTAAAACAATCCCAGTGATATTTTTTACTAAAATCTTTAAAATAGATTCTATTATTACTTGCTCTATAAAATCTACAACCTGCACGTTTATCTAATCGCAGAGGATTTATGTAAGTAACACTATCGTCTACTGGCATACCAAGATATTTTTCAAATATCTGTTCTTCTGTTATCCGTTTTAAAATCTCGTCTCTTCTTAGAGGTATTCCTGGTTCGATGGGCATATATAAGTTTAATTATATCTTTACGAAGATTTTCAGGATCAGACGATCTTGTATTATGTTTTTGTAATATTTTTTCTAGCTTATTCCTTAGTATCATAAAAATAAAAAAGGGAGAACATTGCTGCTCTCCCTTTAGATTTAGAAGTAATTAAAACTCTATATTTGCTCCTGCTGGAACACTCAAATCTGCGGGTTTATCACCTGCTACAGCAGTAGAACCTACATATGGTTTAAATGCGAGATCATTTTGATAATCTGCTTTAAAATCTCCATAATCAGCTTCTAATGCTTTTTTCCAAGGATCAAGGCTTAATTGATAAGAACGTTGAAAGAATTTAGTATAAACAGCTTGATACTTACCATCTTGTGCTCCTAATAATGCACGAACTGTATTATTTTTAAGAGCATTATGTGTATCAGTTAATTCTTTAATATTACCTTCAAATAACGCAGCCATATTATCAAGAATTGCTTGACTACTTTGTTCTACGTTAGCCCATGCTTTAATAAAGCCTACTAATGCTTCTTCACCTACAAATGCAGGACGAGCACCTTCTTTACTAAACCATTCATAATTTGGTGCATCTGTTTCATTAGTAGACCATGCAAACGTACCAAATTTGTTTACCCATTGAACTTTAGTTGCATCTTTATTAGTACGAGGTTTATTTTCTAACCAAAAAGAAGCTTTTGTAACTCGACTTAAATTCGTGGTTGTATGAGATAGATAAAAATCTAATCGCAATTTTTTAATACCATTTTCTTCTGTCAAATACTGTGGCTCTTTTTGAGCATTAATACCCATACTAATAAGTGTCTCTTTAGTTGGATTAATTACAGATACTTTTACGCTAGTAACACCTGTATATACACCACCAACTACTTGTTTTTCGGAACTATTACCACCTACCGGCATTTTATTATGTTTAAATTAATTAGAATAAAAAAGAGAGGAGTGAAATTTATCACTCTCTCCCTTTTGTTTTAGTGGTTAATTAGAAATTCTTAGAACTCATTGCTGTTTGCATCAGCAGATGCTTCTTCTTCAGCAGCAGCAGCGTCAATAGACTCATCTACTACTAACATATAAGCACCTTTTACGTGTGAAGGAAGATCAGCAACTTGAGAAGTTACGTCTTGCAATGCGATGTATTGATTACCAAGTTTAGTGGCATCAATAACACCAGCAGATACTAAATCAGCAGTTAAAAACTCATTAGAAAACATTTTACCTTTCTTTTGAGGAGCGCCATCTACTTTAGCAAAAGACCTACGCAAGAATTTAGGAGCAGGCTTTACATTATCACTATCTGCTAATGATAACAGAATCACCTGATTACCTTTTTTAGTTTGTAAAAGCGCATTTTCTTCTAAACCAAGTTGTTCCCAAGCTTTGTTAGAAATAACAAATTGCTCTTCCATAAAAGGAACAAACTCTTTTCCTTCTTCTTGGGCTGCTTTCTTACCTTTCTCTGATTCATACCTACGAAACTTAATACCTGTGTAAGCTTGAGTTCTTACTGCACCACCTTCACGTGTAAAGGTTTTTTCTACTACTTCTAAATCTCCAAACTTAATCATACTGTGTTTGTTTTAGTAATTAAACGTTTAAATTTATTTTGACTTATTTAGTCCAAATTATTGACCAAAGGTACACTCTTTCACCTGTCTATGTCAAGTAAAAGATGAAATTTATTTTTACCCTACCTTATAGGCATCAATAGCTTTCGCCACTTTTGCTAAATCGTTGGGCATTTTATAAGGAAGGCAACCTTTGGGAGATTTTGCAGTCGTATAGCCGTCAGTATTTGTAATAAAATAATACTCCGGCTCGTCTTTACCCGCTACTTTCTCTGTGTGTGTAAATAAAACATAAGTAAACATACCTTCCAGACTTATTTTATCGTCCAGCAGATTACCAATAGTTTTAATTTTACGTCTTTGATTAACACCTTCCTTTACAACTTCATCATGTGTTAATACAAAAACTTTTATATCTGCTCTTAAATTCCTACTTTTATCTAATATATCGTAAGCATGACGAGCAAGTTCAGTATACTTATCCCAACCTTTTTCATATGCTCTACGCATAAATTCATCTGCCATTAGATATTGGTAGTCATCAATAATAATATACTTTATATGAGGCATATTATCACTAATATTTTGAAGAAGAGCTACTATAACATCAGATATATTACTGTTATAATAGTTACCTTTCTTTCCTTCTTCTGTTTTACTACTATAAGGTTTATATTTATTCATCCAACCTCTAAAGGGTAAAGGTTTATTAGATAAATTAATATAAAAAGTCTCAGATGGATTTAAATTTTCTGTTGAAGTACTTTTACCACCGCCTGTCGGTCCAACTACTGCTATTAGTTCTGAACTATAACTCATTTGTATTATTTTAAGTAAATCTAGTATACTCTCTTGCTTCTCTATAATTATGTTCTGACATAGTATTAGGAAAATCTCTAAAATGACCACATTCACCTAAAAAATTAAGATTTAGTGTTTTCATATCACTAGTATCTCGACTTTTTAAGATAGAAAGAGGTCTATATCTTCCTTGTAAACTAACTACATTTAATCCTGCATAAGTTGTTTCACCATAGCGTAAAGGATTAAATAAAGTCATTACAACTTCTGCGTCTTCAGATGCGTTACCTGTATTTTTAAAATCTTCAAGTTGAGGCGTAAGTTCTGTAAATCTACGCCTATCCATATCTGCTAAATCTCTATTAAATTGAGATATTGATACACGACTAACACCATATAAATTACGAAGTGTAATTGCATTTTCTGAATCATGATCTATAATTTCTTTTTTGTTTCGATAACTAGCAGTTATTTCACCTTTATCATTTCTAATAGTTTCAGGACGTAATAGGCCAATATGATCTACTATTACAACAACAATTTCGTAAGAATCATTTGGAATATAAGTTTTAAATTTTAAATCTTGACCTCTTACATTTTTGATGATTTCTTTAGTAGTACCATTACGTTCCATATATTCTGATACTTCTTTATAAATACCATAAGGATTTATAGGTCTATCAAAAATATGAACCCAGTCCATCATTTTTTCTATGTAATCTCTACACATTTTTATCATCTCGTATTTTTCTTCACTTAATTGACTTCTACGAGAATAAACTTCATTAATATCTATGATTATTTGATGTCTCTCAAACATTAATAAACATACCCATTTAGCTATTTTTCTTTTAGCAGCAATTTCTTGTGAATAATAAAATACTCGATATTTAATAAGTGGACCTTCTCTATAATTAGAAGATATTACATTATGTAAATAATTTTTATATGGTGATAAAACGAAAGCAAAATCCGCAAAAGCAGTTTTACCTGTTCCAGTATTTCCACCAATAAGATAATAAGTACCTCTTTGAACACCTCCTATTAAACCATCTAATTTAGCACTACCTGTACTTAAACCATAGTTTCTACCAGCTAAACCATCTTCAACATCTTGAAGAAAACCATCGAAATAATTCATAATGTTTGGAATATATTTTCTTTAGAACCTTTAGTTAATTCTTCTTCATAAAGATTCCATCTTCTATTTAAAATATAGTTCTCTATTTTTTCTTGTGCATAAGGCTTAGACTTAAACCAATTTTTAGTAATATTAATTACTCTCTCATGGGCAATTCTATTCTTTTTATGACATTTTAAATAATCTTTAGCTATTTTAACTGGATCACCAGTTATTGCAGGAACCTTAGAACCATTTATAAGTAACCATTTTGGATAGACTTGACACAATTCTTCATAACTATCTTCTTCATCAATAACTATTCGCTTAATAAATCTATCTGATACAAGAAAATCAGTTATCATATAATCTCTATTTTGAGAAGCTATCCCAAAATCATCAAGCCATCCATAATCTATTAAATACTGAATTGCATTAACGTCAAAATCACCAAAAGTTTGTTTATACTTTTTAATATTTTCAACATCTTTTGTATAAACTAACCAAAGAATAAGAAAATGATTCTCACTCAAATGATTTTCTGTAAGAAAATTAACATATTTATTAATGTCTGCTATCATACAAAATCTTCTTCTATTTCTGCACTAAATATTTCTTTTTTATGCTCTTCTACAATATAAGCTTCTTCTATTTCATGTAATCCATCTATAATATCTTTATTAGTATAAGATGTATTAAAATATTCTTGAAGTTTTTGCTTATAAATAGAAGTTGGAGTTAGAAAATTTAAAGATTCTCTACCCATTAAAATAGATAATCTTGTAGTAAGTAATTCTTTATTTATATTCATAATATATCGGTTAAATTCTCAATCCAACGAACATTAATATCTCCTTTTTGACGCTTCTTTAACCAAGCTTCATCTTGAGTATTTTTAATATAAAGATTTACAATTTTAGCAACTTTACCTTCTATAAAACGAAGACCGCGCCCCATTCGTTGAACATATTGTCTCTTTTTGCTAGAAGCGCTGCATATAATCGCACATTCAATACCTTCAATATTAAGTCCTTCATCTAAAGCTTTTGCGGTACATAAAGTAGTAATTTCCTTATTCTCAAAAAGAGATAAAGCTATTTTACGTAATTTAATAGCACTGATCTTCTTTTCTTTATAATATTTAATAGGATAACCTTTTATTTCTTCAAAATTACCTATCTTACCATTATATTGAAGAGCAAGTTTTTTAGCTGCTGTTAATTGTTTACGATAAACAATTACTTCTTCTTTTTCAAATCCTGGTTTTAAATTAGTATGATATGCTCTGGCCTTATCTCCTAACCTAGTGGCTAATTCATCTGCAAATTCCGTTGTTTCTGCAAATGTAATAGTTGATACATTAAGTAAATTAATAATTTCAATAGCTTTATCAATTTTACTATTATGTTTATATAAGAAATCTTTTCTATTTCTCATTGCCCAAGACCACTGATTTGCATATTTAGCAATATTTTGTGGACTCCACGGATGATCTGCTTCTTTATTCCAACCTTGTTCTTGAGCATACCAGCTTCTCCATTCTGCACCTGTTTTCCAAACTCCATTAACTTTTGCATAATTACTTGCACCAACAGAACAAGCTTGAGCTAATTCCCAATTATGTTCTCCGTTATTATGAAAATTAAATTTAGAGTAATTAGAGTTATGAATATCATTAAGCCTAGCATATTTTTCAGACTCTTCTGGATTTAATTCTATACCTATATTATATACAATATAATCAGAAATATAATTAAATCTTTTCGCTTCACTTAATGTTACTTTATCAATAATTGGTATTTGTAATCTTTCTAGAACATTTTTCTCTTTATCATCTAAAGTAGCTGATAAACCTAAAAACATTTTAAATTTAGTACACTTAATTGTTTGGTTAAACATTAAAGCATCATCAGAAAGATAATTATGAACTTCATCACATACTAATAAATCACATTCCCAATTTGTTTGACGAGATTGATATTGTAATACATAAGTATTTACAACATAAACAGATACATTTTTTAATTTAAAAGTTTCAACATTATCTTCCCAATCTTTTAATAATTTAATAGATGGAACAACAATATTGATTTTAGCATCAGGATATTTTAAATTTAAACGATAAATTGTAATAATTGCAACCATCGTTTTTCCAAAACCAGTTACAGCTTCTAGAACTCCTATTCCATTATGCTTAAACCAATTAGTTATTATAGATAGTTGACGTTTTAATTTATCTTCATGTACTTTAATAATACCTAATTGTTTAAACCAATTAAGAACTAATTCTAAATACTGATCCATATCTATACTATTGCATTTTTAATAAAATCTAATTTAGCAATAAACTCTTCTGGTGTAGACATAACCCAATCATTATAAATAGATGGATAACAATTAAAAATATTAATACCAAAACGAGAGCCGTCTTTATTACGGTAAATAGATACAGATTTTTTAGTTTCTGTATCTACTTTAGCGTAATATTTAGTTAGAGTATCTTCTTTTTTATAGTAGTTAATCATATGTAAATAATATTACATTTCCTTTACCAACTCTTACAACATCTAATAAATAAGCTAATACTCTTTGCTTAGCTGTATTTTGATTATATTTCCAATGAAAATAATCCACTGCTCTCCCATCATTTATTTGAGATATTAAAGATTCACCAGGTGCACTTTGTCTAATATAAATTTCTTGTTCATGTAAAAATACATTATTTATGTTACTAATATTAGCTCTAGGACTAGAATTATTAAAAAGTATCTTAGATAAATGACCTATACTACAACAATTATCTTTTTCTTGCTCATATGCACCAGTTATAAATTTATCTTCTGGTATCTGTAATAATATATCTAATGCTTCTTCATAAGTAATATTAATTCCTTCATTTTTCATTTTCAACTAATTTATAACCAATATAATCTAATATTCCATTAGTTTTAATATCAGAACCATAAAATCCCCAACAAGAATCTTCTTCTTTTAGTTTAACAGTTTCTTCGGATTTCTCTCTAAAATCTTCTAACCATATACATTCTTGGTTCTTACAAGAATTATCAATTATTTTATTTACTTTATCCTCTGAAATATTATAATATTTAACTTTCTTAAATACTTTAAAACCCCAAACATCACCAGATAAATACTGATTCCAAGTTTCAATTAAACCTTCTGCATATTCTTTAGCAATTTGTTCTTTAGTCTTACTTTTATCCTTTTCTGTAATAAATACGCTGTCTTTATGAACTAAAATAAAACCAGTAACACTAGTATCCCAACCTTGTCTTTGTAAAGAATCAGTAAGATTTAATACAATATCACTATGAATATAAGCAGCAACAGGAAAAACATAATATCCTTCATAATCTAATGTTCTAAAAGAAGTTCCATACCATTCAGCAATATCCTCTGGTGCAAATCCTTTTCTTTTTACAGTGAATTGTCTGTGGTCATATACAAGAAACATATCAGTATCTTCCCAATTATCAGGAGATTTAGAATCATTATCTTAATATATCCTTAAAATTCTATCTTGTTCTAACTGATACTCTTTTTCAAATTGTTCTTTTTGTTGTTCATTATTCTCCATCTGATCTAATATGTTTAACTAATATTTCAGTATCTTTATGTCTTACAACACCCTGAGTAGGCAATCCATCATTACTTCTTGTAAAAAATCTAACAGTAGCTTTCTTACCTTTAAACTTATCTATATTATAGAACCAATACTCTTTTTGCTTTTCTGTTCCAGTAGGTCTAGATTTAAATATTAAATCATTAATATTGTTCTTTAATACAAAATAAAAAGACTCACCAATAGATTTATTTTCATCATTACCACAAGCAATAATTTCAAATTCTTCGTCTTGATATTCTTTTATTTTAATCAATGAATATGATCTAGTATTAAATTCATAAATACCCATAGGATTTCTTAGAATGGCACCTTCATATCCTTGTGATACATAATAATTATGCACCATTTCAGCTTCTTCTTTACTGTAGATTTTTTTACTTTCTACAAATTTAATAGAAAGTAAATCAAAAGAATATTTTTGATTAATGGTTAATAATAAATCACGTTCTCTTTGTGATGCTTTACTATCAATCAATGAAATAACATCATAAATATGATATTCTAACCAACTATTAGAAGCAAACATTCCATTTTCTTCTTTTCTAGCTGCTCCAGAAATTTCTTGAAGAGGAATCCCATGTTTGTAAATTTCACCATCTAATAATAAAGAACTATAACCAGCATTTCCTAAACGTTTTAAAAATATAGTAAGATCGTTTATTAAATGAGGTATTTGATAATATTGACCACCTCTACTAATTAAAACAGCATCTAGGTTTTTTTTTTTTACTAAACATCTAACACCATCTAACTTAGGTTGAATAATGTAAGGAAAATTTAATACCTTTACATCTTTTATCTTATGTGCAAGCATTGGTAATTCATCCCAGTTACTATTTGTATAAGCAAAATTAGGTATATAGTTAATAGCTTTTGCTAATATTTCTTGTTCTGTGATATTGTAATTTACTTGAATTATATTAAACTCCAATAATCTTTTAACAAGGTCATCTAGAGATTTATATCCTTCATCTAATTTTTGTCTCCACAAAGCGTTTAACTGAAATATAGCCTGCTCATAAACATTTCTTTTTTGTTTACCTTTTTTAACTAATTCCATCTTAGGAGTAAGTTTACCATCTATTAAACCTGTTTCAGTTTTAATAGCATATCCATCTTCTGTTGAACTAGCTACAACACTAGCTTTAAATATTCTAACTTTATTAAAAGAATCTAATGTGTATAAAGTAGGTAATACATTTGCTACTACATCAGCCATATTATTCAATTTTTAATTCTTCAAATTTAATTTTTTTATCTACAGGAACATTTTCTCTTAATTCTAGAGTTACTACTCTAGAGTTCATAGGATCATAATGATCTTTACCTGTTTCATCAATAGAGACTACGACAGGAATTTTAGGTGTAGTGTCTTGTGTAGGTCGCCAATTAACAACTTCCATACATTTAGTACAATAAAGACCAAACATTCCTTGTAGATTAAATTTATCAGTAGGTGGATTACCACCACAATCTC